TATTACGCATAGAGTTAATCATAATGTCGTCAAAATCAAGAGTATCTTCTACAAGACTCTGTATGGCGTTTCGTATCTGTGCATTTTTACCTTTAGAATAATTAATTTCATAATTGTTAGCCGTAAGTGATACAGCACGAACCGCACCGTTTAATTCCGGGTCTAACTTCAACATAAGGTCATACAAATCAAACTCATTGTCAAACTTACTGTCCTGTCTTAGTTTTTCCGTATCTCTAACAATATCGGGTATTCCCGCAATTGCTGAAAACTTTTCGTTAGTAGATAACGCTATTCTCTTCGGTTCTACGGGTTTTTCTACACTTCCGGTCAATCTTTTCCACAAACTTCGCTCGGCCATATAATTACGAGGTTTGTGTCGTTTTATAACACTTTTTGACGTTTTTTTTAATTTTTTTTATTTTTTCGATATATTACAAAATTAATAAAACGCTGTACTGCGGCAATTCTTTCTATTTATTTTATTTCTTCTATAACATAGATGAGTTAAATTAGTAATAGAGTAGTTAATAGACAGGGCCGCCGCCTACCCATACTAAAGAAAAAATAAATTAATTCACATATAGGCTTACAGTACCACGTTTTATTAATTTTGTAAACAACATAAATTATAAAATTAAATAAGTATTATAAGACGATATGAGCAGCGTAATACAATGGGAAGGTATCAAGGGGGCTACGACCTCATAGAAAAATACGCCAATGATAGGACTTTTAGAAATAATTCCGACTTTGCTCGGTTTTTGCACGAAGTTGAGCCACAATGCTCGGTAAACAGTTGGAGATGTAGAATACAACGGTGGGTCAAGCAAGGAAATGATTATAGAGAAGCGGAAACAACCGAATTATCTGTAAATAAGATAAGAGTTTACTATGATAAAGCGAATGACACTTATTTGACGGTGTTAGATGCACTAGGTGGCGACATGGTTGCTATTGATGGTGATAAACATAGAAACATGAAAAAAGATTATTCGGATGACGGTAATGGTTTGTCTGCAACAGATTTGGCTAGAAAATACGGAATACCTACGGGTTGGATTAAAGAATACATAAGAGTTAATGAATGGAATCACGGTATGGACATTTTTACCGATGAAGAAGTTATGACAAAGACTACTGATGATTTGGTAAATGAAACTCTTGCTGTTAAACGTATGCAAGTAGCAGAAAAAGTAGAAAGTAAGCGTTGGGCCGAAATTGAAAAAGACGCTAACGCATATAGAGCATTTAGTGACACAATTCTTAATGAGTTTCTTACTTTAATCCCAAAAGTAAAAACAACTACGAAAAGCAGAATTAAAATGACGGAAAACGGTAATTATGCTGTAGTTATTTCTCCAACGGATTTACATTATGGTAAATATGGTTGGAAAGATGAAGTTGGTGAAGAATATGACCTTAACGAAGCACGTTCAAGACTTATTGACCGCACAAACAATTTAATTTCAAGATTACCTAGTAGGCCCGACAAAGTTATTGTAACTGCGGGTTCTGATTGGTTTCATGTTGATAATGATGCAGGTACTACTACAAGAGGTACAGCACAAGATATGGCGGCTACACCTGCACAAATACTTATGGGTGGTTGTGAGTTAGCAAGAGAGCATATCGAAATGCTTCGTGCTGTTTCTCCTGTACAAGTAGTATTTATGTGCGGTAATCACGATAGACACAGCAATTTTGCTTTGATGATGTATTTATCTGCACTTTATGAAAATGCAGACGATGTAGAAGTTATCGTTAGTCCATATCCTCGACAGTATATAAAATACGGAAACTCTTTACTAGGATTTACTCACGGTGATGGCGTTAGAGGTAATGACTTACCTGCACTTATGGCTACCGAAGAAAGAAAGGCATGGGGAGAAAGAGAACACCATTATTGGTTTCACGGACACCTACACCACATGAGATTAACGGAAAAAGCCGGATGTACTGTAATACAATTACCTAGTCTAGCCGGACACGATAGATACCACGCTAGAAAAGGATATGTTCTTGCTAGAGCAGGTATTTGCGCCCATATTATAGATAAAGACTTAGGCTTAGTGGGTAACTTGTTTTCTCCGGTGGTGCATGAATAATGTGGGTTTCAGCCAAATGCTACAGTTGTGGTTGGGCTACTAACAGAATGATGAAAACAAAAGCGTTAAAAGGTATATGCCCACATTGTAATAGAAAAGATTTACACCCGAAGTGATTATATGGCTACATTCAATACTAATTTTTCTATGGAACGTAGTCGTAATGACGTAGAGTATTTTTACAAATGGTTGGGTTACACATGGGGCGACCACATAGGACAATGGATGGATATGTACGGTGATAACCACGACAATTCTTCTGTACATCGTGTCTGTGTTATTGCACCAAGGGACCACAGTAAATCTACTACTTTAAGGGTAAAACTATTACATATGGCTCTTTTTGAACAATGGCGTAACAAACCTTTTACTTGTTGGTTGTTTTCTGCTAGTAAAGACTTGGCTGTAAGAAGATTAGAAGAAATAAGAGAAGATATGAAAAGACACCCTCAGTTGTCTAGGTATCTCGACCCTAAAAGGGGTAATAAACTAGAAATCCGTTTTACTAACGGTGCATGGATTCGTGCTACTTCTGTTGGTGCGGCTATTCGTGGAGAACACCCTGCGGCTATTGCATTTGATGACGTACTTGATGATATGGGAGATATGAATTGGAATAACATAGCACAATGGTTTAGAAAGAAGATTACCCCTATGTTAAGTCCCGGTACAGCGATTTTCGTAGTAGGTACACCTATGAGTATGAATGATTTGTACCATACAGAAATGTTAGAGAATAAAACATGGAAATCAGGTACATGGTCTGCTATCCCTAATTGGGATGAACACAAAGCCGACCCTGTAAATGTTAAGCCTAAAGAATTATGGGCTGAGTATAGACCTATTAAGTTTTTACTAGAACAAAAAGAGGCTATGGGTGAATTATCTTTTGTACAGGAATATTTGTGTAAAGTAGTAGATGACGAGGCTAGTGTGTTTCCTAGAATGTTAATTAGAAAAAATATGGATATGGATGCTATATTACAGACTGATAAGATGGATGGTTACAGATATGTTATAGGATTCGACCCTGCACACGGATTGGGTCAAGATTACAGCGTTATGGTATGCCTAAAGCAAGATGATGACGGTTATATTCATTTTGTAGATATGTGGAGAAGAAATGACTTTCCACCGGATAAACAAGCAGATATGTTGATTGAGTGGGCTAAGAGATATGGTAACTGTCCGATAGCAGTTGAGGATGTAGGTTTTCAACAAATGTACGAAAGTCTACTTGCACAAAAAGGTGCGGTAGTAGATTACAGACCTAGTAAGGTAGGAAACAGAACACTTAAACAAGGATTGCTAAATAGGCTTAGAGTTTGGTTTGAAAGAGAAATGATAATATTCCCATTTGGTAATGATACTACTAGAACAAAGGTAGGTATCTTATTACAAGAATTAGAGACTCATGCGTGGCGTGATGGGTTGATTGTAGATTTAGGCAGACATAACGATACAGTTATGGCTTTTGCACACGCCATAGACCAATTCACATACAGGACACCCGATATGCCAGTAGTTATGAAAACCATGAAAGGCGGCGATTGGTTAGGTGGTGAAACACAAATGCAAAGAATAAGTAAGCATGAAGGTCTTGGTGGAAAAATAATAGATAGGAGAGGATGGTAAATGAAGAAGCGATACAATAAACAAAACCCGGAAATAAGAAGGCATGGCCCTAAAAGTAAAAAGATAGTCTATAAGGAATCTATTGATAAAATAATGGATGAAGGATATTTAGACGATTGGAAAACATCAGAAGAAATTGCGTGGAAAGCAAATAAGTATGTAAGTAATTATTGGACACCACTTTCTAGGAATATAGTCCCAACGTACTTGAAGCGTACTAACCAAGTAAAATGGCGTAGGAAACCCGGCGCACATAAACTTGAGTGGAAAAAATTGTAAAAAAATATTTTTCAAAAAAATTATAAAAAATTGTGAGAGGGGGTTGGCGAGGGGTCAACCACTTGTTATTTTTGCTTTTGGAAGAGTGAAAAAACGGCAAAAAACCCCCAAATTAGCCCAAAAACCCACTTTTTTTGATTTTGTAGTCTGGTCGGGTACTTCATATACCAAACACCTCTATGAATGACTATGTCATTGGAAGTAATGTCAAGAGGCTTGCCCGAAACTGCCCTAGTGGATGCTGATTTTATCAGTCACCTAGGAGATTTATTTGAGGTTAAGACCTCAAAAAATCAGGACTTCAAGTGTGAGAAGTCCAAAATTAAGAAAGTTCTGAAAATGATAACTTTCACCGATGTTGATGATTCATATTTGAATCGTCATGGAAATGAAAAATTAGTAACTCTTAATTCTGTAATCAATCTGAAAGATTCAAACTCAATCAGAAAAAATGCAAACCGTTCAAAAACTGAAGAACAATGTCCTATATCTGATGTTGAATATTCATCAGAAACACGTTCAGTTTGTCCATGTAATGATTCAAAATTATATGCTAATGATGAATTATGCACTAAGAACAGATTAACAAATATCGGTTCATTTTGTGGTGTATGGTCCGGTTCATGGGAATGGTCGCAAATCCACCCTCGAACCGTTCTAGTACACAATATTGCTAATAACATCGAGAGAAAAACTACTATCAAGATTCCATTATTTGAGATGCAAAATGGACTTCCTGTATTCATTGGTGAATATGTTCTAACAGTTAGAACAGGTCACGGAAAATCAATGTATGACGTAGAATTAAGATACCCTCAAACAGTATCAACCAAACAATATGCAAACGGTAAAAGACATTCATTTTGCGATAATAGAATGTGTTGGGGTAACTGCAAAAAAGTAGTTGGCCGATGTTTACCACGATTAGGATTCACTCTAGTTAATGGCGGTTGGGCTATGTTTAGACAAACAGAATCTAACTTAGAACAATTATCAGAATTAAAAAT